ATAATTAGAGCAGCATCAACAAACGCTAGAATTAGAGGAATCGCATGGGGGAGATAATCAATGCCTGTAGGACAAGGTGCCAGAAATAATATTATCTTAGGAGGATTAGGGCGACCTAACCTTTTTGATACTAATGTAAAAGCTACATCTATTGATGAAGATATTTTTACAGACCAAGAAGTAATAACCGCAGCAGCAGATGGTGATTTAGTTCTTGTATTAGATGTTTCTGAAACGCCTGATAAAATTAAATACATAACTAAGTCTAATTTTATTGGAGAAGGTCTTGTAGCAATTACTGGTAACGTAGATAATCGTGTTATTACTGGAACTGGTTCTGCTTTAATAGGTGAGTCTAATCTTTTATATGATGGCACTATACTCACAAATGATGGTGGTGAAGTAAACATTGACATATCTTCGGGTGACCCACATCTTTCTTTCCAAATCGGCGGCACAGATGAATTTACCATTGGTGTAGATGATGATGATAGTGATAATTTAAAGATTGATACAGGTGGCACTGTAGGCGGTGCAACAAAACTTACTTTAGATACTAGTGGTAATATGACACTTGCAGGCGGATTAACTGTAACGGGTAATATTCTACCAGCTGCAGACGATACACATGATATTGGTTCTGCATCAGCAGCATTCCAAGATTTATTTTTAGAGGGTAATATTACGCTAACCGATGCGGGTACAATAGCTACATCAGCAGGAGACCTTACACTAGATGTTGAAGGTGACCTTGTTCTTGACGCAAATGGGGCAAATGTAACTATTAAAGATGACGGAACATCCATACTTGACATAGCTAACAATTCTACAGATGTTGAATTAACTGTTAGCACAGCAGATAAAAATTTTAAAATTAAAGGAACAGATGGTGCGTCTGCTATCACTGCATTAGATATTGACATGGCACTTGCAGGTAAAGCTACATTTAACGGAGATGTTGTTGTAACTGGTGACTTAACTATATCAGGTGATGATTTGGTCATGGGAACAAATACATCAGGTCATATACTTGTTGCAGATGGCACAAATTTTAATCCTGTAGCAGTTGGTGATTTAGCAGAAATAACATCTATAGCAAATGATGATGTATTTTTAGCAGTAGACACATCTGGTGGGGGCTTGAAAAAAGTATCAAGGTCTCAGGTTGTATCAGGATTAGCATCATCAGGTGCAATAACAGATGTAGTGGATGACACTACACCTCAACTTGGGGGTGATTTAGATGTAAATGGTAATGCTTTAGTATCTACTTCAGATGGTAATATAGCACTTACACCAAATGGTTCAGGTGTTGTTAGAATAGATGGCTCTAATGGTATTGACATGCAGTCAGGTGCCATATCAATTAAAAACTCTGGTGCACAGTCTTATGTAAGATTTTATTGTGAAGTAAGCAATGCTCACTACACGCAACTACAAAGTGCTGCTCACTCTGATTATTCAGGTAATGTAACTGTTACTTTACCAGTTTCAACTGACACACTAGTAGGTAGAGCAACAACAGACACACTTACTAACAAAACATTAACCACACCTAAGATAGCTGAAATAGATTCATTGTCATCTGGTAGTATTACTCTTGATGCGGAAGCAAACATAGAACTAAACGCAGATGGTGGAACAATTACATTTGCAGATGCAGGTGCATCACTAGGTACAATCACATCATCTGGATACTCTGGTAATGCAGCAACAGCTACTGTTGCAACTACAGTTACAATTACAGATAACGAAAACACAAACGAGGATAATGCAGTTGTATTTACAGCAGGTGGAGATGTAGATGGTGGTAATTTAGGATTAGAATCTGATGGTGATTTAACTTATAATCCAAGCACAGGTAGACTAACAGCTACTCAACTTGCAGGTACATTACAAACAGCAGCACAAACAAATATTACATCTCTTGGAACACTTAGTTCTATAGATATAGATGGTGGTGCTATTGATGGAGTAACATTGGGTACAAATTCTGCTGTAACCCAAGCAGTAGTAGATAATATAAATATAAACGGCACAACTATTGGGCATACTGATGATACAGATTTAATGACCTTAGCAGATGGGGTTCTTACTGTTGCAGGTGAAGTTTCAATGACTACACTAGATATAGGTGGCACTAATGTAGGGTCTACAGCAGCAGAATTAAATTTATTAGATGGCTCTGCTAAATCTACTTCATCTATAACAATTGCAGATTCAGATGCTTTTATAGTAATAGATGGAACAACTTCAAAGCAAATACCAGCTAGTGATATTAAAACTTATGCAACAGGTAGTGCGGCAACTAAAGGATTTGCAACAGCAATGGCAATTGCTTTATAAATAACTAGAAAGTAAGTATAATAAATATAGGAGACTAAATATGGCACAAGATTTTGAAAACAGCATAGCCAGAAGCACTGGCACTTCAGGGGCAGACATTAGAGTTGCTAATAGTGATGATGCCATTGTAGGATTACGTCTTGCTAATATTCATACAGCAGCAATTACTGTAGATTGTTTTATTACAAGAAGTAGTGCTAATTATTTTTTAGTTAAAGGTGCTACTATCCCTGCTGGTTCATCTTTAGAATTAATTGATGGGGGTAGTAAAATAGTCTTAGTTAGTGGTGATACATTAAAAGTAGATTGTGATACGGACAACGCATTAGACGTATGGTGCAGTGTAGTAGACACAATTAGTGAATAAAATTTAAACATATATAGAAAAAATAGTATAATAAAATAAGGAGATTAAAGTATGGGATATATCGGAAATCAACCGGCTGAGACACCAATTAATCAAATTTTAGAAACAGATTTTAAAATTGGTGAAGATGACGAAACTAAAATAGATTTTGCGGATGTTAATACTATAAACTTTCACGCTAATAACGCGAAAGAAATGGTATTAGTAGAAAATGCTTTGACTCCGGGTGCAAGCGATGGGACTGCATTAGGTACAACTAGCCTTATGTGGTCTGATTTATTTCTTGCAAGTGGTAGTGTCATAAATTTAAATAACGGTGATGTAACACTGACACACTCTGCTAATACTTTAACTGTAGCAGGAGGTACACTTGCAACAGCAGCATTGACTTCAAGCACTATAACTGCGAGTGGTGTTATCCAAACAAATAGCACTACTAATGCTACATCTACAACTGATGGTTCATTACAAACTGATGGTGGATTAAGCGTAGCATTAGATACAGTATTTGGTGATGATGTATCCCTATTATCAGATGATGCAGTCCTTAATTTTGGAGCAGATAGTGAAATAAAATTAACTCACATTGCAGACACAGGATTAAGACTTACAGATTCTGGAGGCACACCTACATTACAATTACATGACCAAAATGAATCAATCGCCTCAGACGGCAGCAAAGTAATTATTACCTCTGGGGGTACTGCGTTTAGTTTACCTACATCTGACGGAACTAATGGACAAGCATTAGTAACAAATGGTAGTGCTGTATTATCGTTTTCCGATGTAGCATCTAACACACCAACAAGTGCTGACGGACAAGCATTAGGTTCTGCTTCAGCAGAATGGTCTGATTTATTTTTAGCAGACGGTGGTCAGATATTATTTGGTAATGACCAAGAAATAACTTTAACACACGTTGCAGATGATGGATTAATACTTAAACATGTAGGCACTGCAGATGGAAAAGAACCAAGTTTTTCTTTCCATGCGGGTGATAATGACATAGCAGCAAATGATGTGTTAGGTTCAATATTTTTCAAAGCTCCAGATGAAGGTTCAGGCACTGATGCTATTTTAGTAGCAGCCGGTATTGAGGCGGTATCTGAAGGAGACTTTAGTGCTTCTAGTAACGCTACTAAACTATCATTTTTAACAGGTTCATCAGAAGCCGCAGCTGAAAAAATGTCTTTAAGTTCAGGAGGTAATCTTACAATTTCTGGGGATTTAACAATTACTGGTGATGATTTATTTATGAACACAAATACAGCAGGACACATTCTTGTTGGTGATGACACAAATTACAACCCAGTAGCTGTAAGTGGTGATATTACTTTAGCATCAAATGGTGCAGTTACAATAGCAAATGATGCTGTTGAATCAGGAATGTTAAATGACAATATTATTTCAGGACAAACAGAAATTACTTCTGGTTTAAATGCAGCAGATGAACTTTTATATTCAGACGGAGGAACTGTTAAAAGAATTGGATTAGACACTTTAGCTACTAAATTATTTAGCGTGGCTAGTGCAGATACAGTAGCACAAGCTAGTGACCACATGCTCTTCTTAGATGGTGGTGCGACTGGAGATGTAATTGTAGAAAGTATTGATGACTTCCTAAGTGCGATTGCAGGTTCAGGTATATCAGTTTCTAGCTCACAATTAACTGCGTCAGGGGGAGTGGATGCAGTAGGAGCTTTAGTTTTTGCATTAGCAACATAATATAGTATAATAAATATAGGAGACCTTAAATATGGCACAAGATTTTAGAAACCAACTTACACTAGTAACAACGTCTGCTCCAGCAATTTGGACCGCTGGAGATTATGACGTTATAATTGGTATTATGTTATGTAATTCAGATACAGACGATAATGTTTTAGATGTATATGTTGAAAACAGTTCTACAAAATATCACGTTGCAAAAGGACTTAGTTTACCAGCAGGTTCATCAGTACAATTACTAACAGGCGGTGCTAAAATGGTCTTGAAAAATGGCGATATTTTACACGCAGATATAACCACAGGGGCTAATAACGATACACAAGCAATAGTTAGTGCTATAGATACAGCATCATCGTAAGGAGGAATTATGCCAGATAATTTTTTCGGTAACGCACCTAACCATGCTATGCCTTATGATAGTGTCACTTATAATGGTGGTACTGTCCCAACAACTGCAGGCTATCATTTAGTAAAGCGTGGTTCGTATGGTGATGTCACATTATCAACAAACAAATGTATTATAGAGTTTGATGGTGGTTGCACACTAGATTCATTAAGAATTACAGCAGACCAATGCACTGTTATTTTTGGTCCAAAATTAACAATGACAGGTGATAAGTCAAATGGCATGATAAGTATTACGGGTGACAGAAATTATGTGTATATAGGTCCAAACTCTGTGATAACAGATAATGGAACACCAAATGCTAGAAACAGCACAGACGGTGGCAATGGTATGGCTTGTGTTATAAGTGGCTCTTACAACACAGTTGAAGGTGCTAACTGGACTTCAATATTAGTAGGTCCACATAGTGCAGGTGCAGCATATAACTCTAGTGGTACAGCAGAACATAACACATTCAAAAATTTAAGGGGTAGAAATAGACCTAATAACGGTTCTTATGTGTCAACAGCAGACTGGCATGCTTCTGCACCACATACTACCTTTTATAATTGCTTGTCTGACTATGCTAGTCCGGGTGGTACTAATACCGAAAATAATGGTGGTTATAAACACGGCACTTTTAAATTAGGACCGATAGCAGGAACAGGTAGTGCAAGCAATAGTAATGGTAATGGCTATGGTTCTAAAGTTATTTATAGTTATCAGGATTGTTCAGGCAATAGTCCTTATGGCAGTGCAACTTCTTTGCCAACAGGAAGTTCAGCAAATAATAATTTTGGCATACAAAACTATGGAGCCCCACATTCGCAATTAATAGGTACATACTTAGATAGTGATGGTCAAACTGCGTCATTAGGTATGTATGAGCCGTACACATTAATTTACGGTTGCGTTTGGGATAGTGCTAGCAACATGTCACAAGAAGCAACTGGTACATGCGTAGCAAGTATATTTAAAGACCCAAGCAATTCTAATGGCACACAAACCAATAATGTAGCAGTTGGTGGAAGTATAACAGCGTTGACTAATGATTAAGGAGATACATGCCTAAATATGCACAAACAATAAATATAGAAGGACATAGTGGAATACACAGCGAAGAGTACGAAAGAATTGTATTTACTAGAGGTAGATATACTGCTGTGGAAATTGCAGGCGATTACAATGTAATTATTATAAATGCTGGTTGCAGATTTGATGGCAAGTTTGTAGTGTCAGGTGATTACAATAAAATTACAATACACAATGATGTTAACTTTAACAATGGCATACTTATAGGTGCTGACACAAGTTCAACAGTTGGTGTAGGTAATCACATTAAATGTTTAGGTAAAACTTTTATAACTCGTGACCCTAATGACTATAACGACAATACTCAATACGCTTTGCAGATTAATGGCGACTACACACATTGGGAAGGCAGTGGTATGAATACAAAAGTTGCATTAGAAACTGCGTCAGGTAAAACTACTTATGCATGTGTTATTGGTAGACAAGCAAGTGATGGTAATGCAGTAAGCACACCAACAAAATGGTGCATTGTAGAAAAAACAAATTTTATGGTTTTATATAACGGCTCATCAAATGGCAGTGGTAAATATTCAATGTATGTAAATGGTAGTACGCATGGTGCGATAGCGTGTGGGCATTTAATTACAAATAACTGGTTTGGTACTTTAGGTGGGTACGATAGCTCTATAAGTGCAGGACAAGATACTACAGGGGGTGGTGGTCAAGTTGCTCTTGTTGCTGGTACAACAAGATTCGTAGAAAACCACATACAGCCAGTTTATACAGGTGGTATAAATCTTACTGTTGCTGGTAAACGTAACATTGTTTTATTTAATCACGTAGCACATGGTGGCAGTTATGGTGCTGAAGTATCAGAAGATAATGTTGTTTTTTCAGGTAACTTGGTTTATTGGAATGATGCAAAAGGTACATCTGCAGAACCGATACGTCAGACAAGCAGTGCTGACAGAATGGTTATGGCAGGTAATAGAGGTGGTAACAAGGCTAGTATTGGAACAAACGCTACGAACAGTCAAGTAGGAAATAACGAGTTAGGGACTTTATAATGGCAGAAACATTTAATTATTTTTCACATCAAAAATTTACACCAAACTACATACATGGTATTGATGGCGAGTTTGAAAATGTAAGTAGTGTTACAAGCAGTGCCGATTGTACTGCTGTTTTAGAAGCAGGTAACAATATAATGTTTACAGGCAACATGGCACAAGTCGACTGGTCAGCTACTAATGAAGTACCACGAAAAGATATGACTTGGAAAACTGGTGTAACAATATCTGACTTACATTATTTTAATGCAGAATACACTACGTTAAATTTACAAGCAGGCACAAGTGCAATGCAACCGTTACTTTTTGACGCAGCATATGGCTCAAATGTAAATGCAGTAGGTGCTGCTGATATTACAAACGTAAACTTTACAGGCAGTGGTAGTAGCACTGTAAGCACAACGCTTGGTGACGAGATAGCAACTAAACCTTATACATTTCAAGGTACTGGTTATGAAACATACATGAAGCATTCAGGTGAGATGGCAATAGTTGACACCAACCCCGGCGTACAAGACCCAGCAATGGGTGATGTAGATGACGGCTTTGGTACGTTCCACTGTGGTTACGAGGCTTATGACGTTATGAGCATGTCATACGCACCTCACAAATTTAGTGCTTCAAGCGATTATCGTGCAATAAGTCATGGTGGTCAGTCGCCTGAATTTGTAGACTTTAGAAATTGCACTGTAGGAATGGTTAATGGTACACGAACAATGTCAAATTCTAATGGTGTACCGGGTGCAATGTTAACGACACGGAATAGTGAGTATTATTATCTATCATTTATTCTGGCAGACTTTAGTAGTCATAGGCAGGTCTTTAGAGGTAATGCTGATAAAATGCATATAAGGAATTGTGTTGTTGCAGGATTTACAGACTCAACAAGTAATCACAATGAGCCAGACAACAGTTACCTTTACAAAAAAAGCATACTAAGTGGTTTTCAATTTTTAGAAATGGAAAGCAGTGCAGGTAGTAGTAACAGCAATCATGATGGTGGTGGTATAGCCAGTGCAGATGATGACGCACTAATTGTTGCTTCTACAATAGAAATGCAAAGTGCAGATGCAGCAGGTGATGCTGTGAGGTTACTAAGTGGTGCAAATGACAACGTAGTTTATGGTTTAAATATACACAGCAACGATACAAGTTACGGTGATGTCCTTGATGATGCAAGTGATGGAACAGTAGCAGGAAATAGTAGCAATACATAAAGGAGAAATATATGGCAACATGGAATGGAACAGATGGTTACACAGATGACCAAGTTACACAATTAAATAAAGTTACAGACGCTAGAAAAACTGCTGACACAAATACAGAAATGGTAGAAGCAGTTAGCATGTGGGACCAAGATAGTTTTAAGGAAAGACTTAAAACATATTCTGCTGACGAAATAAAAGCACTGGTAAACATAAAAAAATATAGTGCTGGTCATTCTGATACAACTGCAACTATTGTGTATGATACAGATGCAAATGATTATACAAGTGAACAGCAAACATGGATTGCAGGTTTTACAATTAAAAGTAATTGGATACAAAAACTTCCACAGATGTTAGCTGCTGCAGCACGACTAAAAGCATTAAGTTACACTGACCAAACTATAATAGATATTTTAAGAGAATATTAAAAATATTAGTATAATATAAGTAGAACTTGCAAAATGAGTTGGAATAAGTTAAGATACGATTTTAGGAGGTACATATGCCAATAGAAACTAAAACGTACAAACATTACTGGACGGATAAAAAGTGGTGGCAAAATGAAGACTATGTAGAGTTTCCTGTTTTAACTTACAAGAAACACTATGCAAGGACTAAAACAGTTGAAAGAAAAATAAAAAGTTTATTAAGAAGAGGTAAATCTTTCATACTTAATACGAACATTTTGACTGGAGATGATATACTATATGTAAGTGGTTTCAACGGGATGGTTCAACCATGTGAGGATGCATCAGAAGAATGTAAAGAAACATGGCAAACCAAAAAAGATGAAGGGCACTATTTATATGTAAACAATTGTCTACCCTTTTTAAATGGGATTAGACCAGTGTGGGGAGACCCCCCACCGAAAAGAATTAGAAGAGCCTCAATGAAAAGAGGTATTAGTTCAAGGAGAAATGCGTAATGCAAGAAGAGCTTAAACAAGATTTAGAAACTTTAGAAAATGAGGCTGCAGGATTAAGACAGCAGTTAAACACTCTTAGTAATCAACGCCAAGTGCTAGTAGCTAGAATACAGCAAGTAGATGGAGCTGCTGCTTATTTAAGAGGTAAACTTGGTGTAGAAGCCCCAGAAGAACAAGTAGAAGAAAAGCCTGAAGAAACAACGGAGGAAAACTCGGAGGGTTAACCAATGCCTACAGCGGCAAACGAACAATTTGATTATGTTAGAATCGATACTGGTGGAGGTGTTTTTACCAATAGAGATTTAGAAGCTAGGTCTATTACTGGTACATCATTTTCAGTAATAGAAGGCACTGATGACTTTTTATATTTAGGGGACGATGCTAAATTTGATATGGCAGTATTTGATATAGATACACCCGGCAGTTACACAGCACCTTTAAAATATGAATACTTCAACGGGTCTACTTTTAAAGAATTTATCCCTGACACTCAAGAATTTAATTTAGATGATAATGATGATGGTACATACTCTGGAGAGGCTTATGGCTTTGCAGGAGATGGTGTTGAAATTTTTCCAATAAGAGTAATAAGTGATTGGGCTAAAACAACTGTTGATGAAGGACAGTCTGCATATTGGATAAGAATAAGTGCTCCGAATGGTATAACTACTGGTGCAACCGTTAAAAATATTAGAAAAAGACCTGTAGAAGCATATTGCACTACACAAGAAGTATTTGAATTATTACAACTTGCAAACGTAACAGGCACTACAGATTTTACAACAGCCACTATCCCAACTAAAGCTACAGTAGAAACATACATTCATGGGGCTCAAGCTCAATTAGATTATCAGACTAGGAAGTCTTGGAGAATGAATTATGTTGCAGATGAAAAACATGACTTTAATATATTTGGATTTAAGCCCGACAGACCCGACCCTTATAAGATATTAGAGCTAGCAGTATGGGATGGCTCTGAATTTGACGTTAGAAGCAAAGGTAGAGATAAAGATTACTTTTTAGTCAGGGATACTGGGATGATACACTTTTCTAGATATTTCTTTTTACCTGCAAGATTTAGAGGATTTAATACACCAACCTTTAGATTTGGGGGTGGTGAGTTTATAATGCCTATAAAACTAAAATATTTGTATGGTAGAAACATAGGAACAGATACACGAGAGGGTCCATTTGTCACTGAAATAACTAAGAAATTAGCGGCGATAGAGATACTTAAAAACTCTGACTTTGGTAATTTAGCAGTAAGTGGTATGGATAGAGTTCCTTTACAAACTAAATTACAATTATTTCAAAATGAAGTAGCAGAGGGTATTGAATCACTTAAACGTGTGGAGATATTCTAAATGCCTACTGAGCCTATACCTGTAAATGAATTTATTACTGAATTAGAAAATCAGTGGACTTTTAGTAATGTTAGTGGCACTTCTAAAAAACCGGGTTTTATAGAAGTTACAGGGGCTGCTGAACCTATGAGATATAACTTAAATGTTAATGACCAGATTATAGCCAGAGCATCTGGTCCAGCATTACAAGAAATACCTATTGGTAATAGAAAGTTTGGTAATAGAATATATAATCTTACTTTAGAAATATATACACAAGAAAGTAGGCAACGATTATATGACGTAATGAGAGAAATTAGACGTATTTGTCACGCAAGAATACATAGTCTAACTAATTTTCAACGTATACAATTTTTAGATTTTAATGAATTAACAAATGCACAAGCTAATGTGTGGGTAGGAACAATATCTGTACAATTAGTTAACACTGCAATTACTTTAGAAACATAGTGTTTTGTAGTATAATAAAGATGTAGGAGGAAATATAATGGCAGTATTTCGGTCAGACCAATCGCAACTAACGTATGCGATGGAATCAGCTCCGGGAGGAGATGTAGAATTAAATAACGGGTCAGTAGTATCTAGTAATCCCTTTCATGCGTTGTTAACAGCAGCTCATTCAGCGGGGGTTACTCAGCTTACGTATGACACAGGCACTAATACGCTTACTGTAGGAGACTTTGTAAGAATAGGTGCAATATCAGAATCTGCAAACGCAGGAGCTTCAACAGTAGTGCCTTTTGAAATTAGGAGAGTAGAACATTTTACTACTTCTGGTAGTAGTGGCTCTAAAACAGGGACTATATTTTTAGATAGACCTATAGGATTTAATCATGCTAACAATGCTAATATTGTTGAAATAGATGGTTCAAGTACAACCCAACAAGCAAAAGTAATTACTGAAGTTCCGGGTGTATACGAGTCAGTTACATTGCCAGATTTAACTCCTTCTTATGAACCAAGATACTTTTTAGGTGTAGGTCAAAAAAGAGACTGGACTAAAATGTATATTGGAGCACAATCATTTACAGGAGCGTTACCGGGATTCATACCGTTGAATGGTAAACCTTTAAGGTGGGCTATCGGAAATGTGTTTGATGTACCATCTGCAGTAGAATCTGCAACCACAGATATTGATGGTGCTGTAAGTAAAGGTGATATTTACGTAACATTAGATGCGGGGCATGGTTATAGTGCTGGAGATTTTATATCATTTTCTAGTAGTGCAACGCCTAGAACAGGCACATCAGTTGATGACACAAGTCAAGAGATACAAAGGATTGCGGCATTTCCAAGCACAAACGTAGCAAGATTAGAAAAACCTTTTAGGTTTGACCACCCAGATGACTCTGCCGCTAGAGAGGTAAGCTCTGGTGCTACAATAAAGCATCACATAGTTGAGTCAGTATTGTTAGATACTATGACTTGGCATGCACACATGAGAGATAGTAGCGAAACAGCTGCTAATGATTTTGACCGAAGATACGTTGGGGGATTTGTAGGTTCATGTACAATATCTGCTGATGAAGGTAGTATGCTCATGACAAGTTGGGATACAGTGCAGTTTTTAGATATGATGCACAACCAAGAAAACGTATCACAACCTAACGTAAATCCGGGTTCTGAAGCTAATAACACAGGTTTATTCAGTGGGGATTCATTCTCTGCAGGTATGCCTAGGTTTTCTGAAATGGCTGATATATTATCTTCAGATATTAATTTGCCTTCTACTGAACCTTTTTATTTCTCACAAGGTTCTGTTAAATTTATGGGTCAAGAATTTGCTAGAGTTAGAAGTTTTAACTTAAGCATTACAAATGGTGAGGAATCTAGATACTATATATCTCCAAGATTTGGTAGACACAGAGGTCCAGCCGAAATTAGAGAAGGCAGAAGAAGTTACAGTTTAAGCTGTACTTTAGCACTGCCAGATAGTGCGGCATCTGCTACAGGAATAAGTAGAAATTCAGCAACAGAGTTTTTTAAACAACTGTTGATGGAAGGTAACTATGGAAGTGGAATGGAAGGATTCAATATTGAACTTACATTTACTAGAGGAACTGATGATAGTATACAAATACTTATCCCATCAGATTACACCTCAGCAGATGAAACCACAGGGGCAGCTACAGGATTAGGAGAAAATGGTGCTTTCTTAACATCAGCTCCACACCCAATTAGTGGAGAACCTATTTTACAAGTAGGAGCAGAGTTTAGCTGCAGAAACTTAAAAATTGTAGTAACAGATACAGAAAAAGTATATACATAGGAGAAGACATAATGACAGAACAGTCAAACGGTGCATCAAAAGCATTTGATGTATCTAAGTATAAAATTAAAGAAGAGAATCAGACATATACAGTAAAACTAGCAGAAGATGAGTTTGACATAGTTATCAAACCTATGACATGGCAAGGTAAAAACGAATTGGTTGCTAGATGTATGAAGTTTGATGATAAAGGTAGTTCTACTTTTGATAGTGGAATTTACATAAAAGAAGTGTTAAAAGAAATTATAGTGGAAGCTCCTTGGGGTGACACCACAGATGAGTTTTTACTCACAATAAATCAAGAGCTAGGAGCTGCTTTAGAACAATTAGTGCCTTCAGCTTTTGATTCTAATTTCGCAGAGGTTGACGTAATAAAAAAAGGATAGACCGATTTTTACGCGGAATAAAAGTGTCAACAAAAGAATCGGTTTTATTTACGCACTTTGCAACCACGTTGACGCTATTAAATTTAGGATTAAGTTATAAGGAGATAAAGGAACTGGATAATACTGAGGCAGCTATGTTTTTAGCGATGAGCCATTCTCTTGAGGATTATAAATCAGAGCAAATGGAAAGACAACAAAGACATCAAGAAGCTGCTAAAGCACATCCTACACATTTTCCGAAATCAACTAAAGGGTTTTAAATATGGCTGAAGAATATACAGTAAATTTTAATCTGTTGCAAGATGCAACTAGAACTGCTGCTACTCAGGGAGCTACGAATATAAATCAATTAAATGAAAATATTCAACGTAGAAAAGATAATGCAGTGGCTGCAGGTCAAAGACAAAAGAATATTTTAGCATTGTTAGGAATACAAGTAAGTATAGCTGCGTTGTTAAAAAACTCACAGATATTTACTAACTCTTTAGGTGCTTTATTTCAAATCATAGGAGCAGCGATTGATACTATCTTAGCTCCACTAGCCCCATTAATTGCTACAGGGTTATCAGCTTTAGCTAACTTTCTTCCTACAGTAGCTAGAATTTCAGAAGCAACTTTTCCTAGATTAGTAGCTTTATTTCAAGGCGTAGGTCAAATTTTAGGTTCTATTGCAGGAGCATTAGGTAATGTATTTAGACCCATAATAAATTTATTTGATAAAGATGGGGTGTCTGCAGATGGTAGATTAAGGTTGTCTGACATTATAACTGGATTAGGAGCGGCGGCTTTAGGTCCCGGTATAGTAGCAGCATTACAAACAGGTTCTTCAGCAGTAGTAAGTAACACAGTATTTAGTATGATGACGGGCACAGTCAGTAGATTAAACGCCTTTGTTAGAAGTGCTGGTTTTGTGGGATTACTTTTTTCTGGTGTAAATATAGCAGCAACATTTAGAGAGCAAGGAATTGAACAAGGTATAAAAGCATTAGGTAGATTCTTTGTAATAACTTTAACTTCAGCTTTAGGAGCAATATTAGGAAGCATGTTTGGAGTGGTTGGAACAATTATAGGTTCACTTGGAGGTGCTGTATTAGGAGGTAATATTGCAAACGCTCTAATGGGAGGAAGCGGAGTAGGTGCTGTTGGTGCTGAAATAAATACTGGTGGAGTACGAGGAGGTCGTTCTGATTATGGGGACGCTATAGGAGCTGTTCAAAGTTCACAAATGTACCCTCAATCTGCAAGTGCAGGATTTATAGGGTCACAAGAAGTAAGTAAATTTGGCATTGATAGACAATCGGCTAGATTAGGCACTACTGGAGGATATTAATAATGGCTTTAGGAGTATGTTTGTATGATGGACTAACCTCTAGTGAAAAAAGATTTGCACTAAAAGCAGACTCTTTTTCTGTTAACTATGTAAAAACTCCTATACAAATACCTATAGCTAATGGTGGGGACCCTAGACTAATAGACATTGGACAAATTAGACCTACAATTACAGTTACAGGTTTAGTGGACACGACAGCTCCGGGTTCTGTAGAAAATGTTACAGGTCCAACAAGAAACAGTAGTCAAGTATATACTGTGCCAAGTAAAGAAGAATTAGAAAACTTTGTAACTAGTAAATTTTATAATGAGGCAACGTCAAAAGTTGAAATAATGATTTCTGATGGAACATCTACTCCTGTTGCTGCTTATGAAGTTGCTATATCTCAAGCAAGATTTGACTTAGCTCCTGCAACTGAAGATAGGTTTAGTTTTACATTAGTATTCGTAAGCAGATTTAATTCTGAAAATTAGTTAAGGAGAAAAAATGGCAAGTACAGACCCTTTAGTATTTCAATCCTCTAAAGTATACGCATGGATTCAAGTTGGAGAAGTAAGAACTGACATAAATGATACTGCTACTACTTTAGAAATACAACCATCTATTGTTACTAGTGAAACAGATACAGTAGGGCATAGAATTGTAAATGGTATGGACATCTTAATTGATAGCGAAATCATGAAAGTATCAGATGTAAGTAGTTCTACAGATAATTCTATAACAGTTACTAGAGCAGAATTAGCTAATGCCAAAATTCATGACTCAGCTTTTGGTAGAGGGGGAGCAGCAGCTAGCCATACCGATGGCACTGCAATATATGCATGGTCAGAATTAAATGATAATAATGGAAACTCTTTAACACAACAATTAAGTTTAGAAAAAACTTTATATCAACCAGACTCTTTACAATTAGTATTAAGTAACCCATCAAGAGCTAATGTTTTAACTGATGTAGGTATACTAGATAATGTGATAAAAGAGGGAACCCCAATAAAAGTCATTAATGGAGCTAATTTTATTGCAATGTTTAGGGGTAGAGTACATTCACTTACCAGACAATATGATAATGCTGCAGGAACAACCCTTCAATTAACAGCTTATGATGCATTATATGAGTTAGGTAGAAGTGCTATAACCGGTGACGGAGCAGAAATAGATTTTGATGTAGATAGTAGTGCTCAATCTGATGGCTACACAGAAGATGCCTCTGACAGAAAGATATCTTCTGTAATTAAGCTATTAGCCCAAAGATATCAATTTGGGGGTACAGATGGCACAGAGTCTGTATTAACTATGATAGAGCCTATAGCATCAAACGCTGAACCTAGATTTCAACCATCTCATACAGCAAAAGAAAGTAGTGCTAGAAATGGTAGAATATCTTTTGCTAGCAGTAAAGATAGAGTATTACATACTATGCAGAGATTAGCTCTTACTGATAAAAGCCCTGCAGGAAGCACTTTAGGTTATTATTTTCACACCGACCCTAATCAGTATAATTTTTCTACGGGTTTAAAACCCACCCCAGTATTAAATTATTATCCCATAGGATTTCAACCTAGTGCAGATTCAGGAAATGCGTCTACTGCCGGTAGATTGTTATTTAATAATTTTAGTTCTACTATACCAGATGAAAATGGGACTAGAAAAAGAATGATATCAAATGTATCTTTTGATGAATTTGACACAGAAAATGTTAACATAATTAACGTAAGGTATAGAGACCCCATATCAGGATTCATGAGAGAGCTTGAAATGGAAGCCTTTTATGTAGGAACGGGAGGAGCTTTTAGTGATTTACATTTTTCTCAAGCATACCTACCAAATAGTGCTGCAAGTCTTAGACTAGTAGCTACTAGAGAAGACATTGCAGGTGTTAATGGTTCACATGACCCAGATTTAAAATCTGTAAGTGACCAAGCTAATTTTAGAAGTAGAGTTGTTGATGCAAGTAACAATATAATTGGATATGTACAGTATGCAGGATTTAGCTCTAACTCTGCTGGTTTACTAGTATTATCAGGGACTAGTACAGCTAGAAGTGGCAGTGATGTAGCTGCAGGAGAAACAATTTATCTTGATAATAAAGATAGTGGTAACACTAAAGTTTTATCTTCAGTAACTGACCCTAACGCTCCAAATTCATTTAGACCTCAAGCAACCAGTGAAAAAAGAGTGGCTATAACTATGGAATTTGGAAATGATGTTAACTTTCAACACATTAGAGAAGCAGTTGCAGCTAGATTTTTACAACAAAGCAGACCTAAATTACGAGGTAGGTTTCAAACTTTAGGGCAATTCCCGTCTGAAAGTTTTCAAGTTCAAATACCATCAAGCGGAGATACAATTACTGAAACAACTGTCGGCAGTAGAACTTATGTAGAATACACTGACGCAAACATAAGTAGTGGATTAACTGATAGTGGGAATAATTTTACGGCAGTTGGATACCCTTTTACGGGTATGAGAGCTGGCATGCCTATTATGAAACTAGATGGAGATGGTGGAAATGTTAGCACTCATGGATATTTAAACTTTGTAAGAAATAGTAATGATAATTCTAACCCTAGTCTAGGTTTTATGTTAGAATCTGGTAGTATTGCCGCAAATGATTATTTAAGATTTGCTATTCCATTAACTCCGGGGCACATGATACAAATGACCTCATTAGTGCATGGGGTTGCTGTAGGTGGAGGTGATTTAAAAGGAGGACGTGGATTAGTAACTTCTATGATGTATCAAGAAACTGCTAGTGAGGCGTTTACAGATATTGAAACAGTGTCTTACAATGATGATTCAGCTGATGTGATTGCAGCAAGAATGCCTGATTATAGCAATATAGATGATGATACTGATGATGATTACGGAGGTACATACAACTTCACGCCATATAAACCACACTTTACAGGTGAAATTTTTGCAGGTCAAACATCAGATGATACCTCTACAGGAAGTGCTGTAGCTGGAACAAATGATGATACTGTGACTTACGGAACAGGGACTTTATATGTAGGGACAGAGACCTACAGAATAACTGCAACAGATAGTAGAGATGGCACATATGGTATCGGAGCAGGCATGGCTACAAATGATTCTGATAATGATGGCATGTCTGATGTATCTTATGTAATGTTTTTTGAGCCTGCTTTATCAAAAACTCGTTTTTATGTAAAAACAGAATCAGAGTTTCAACAAAGGAACTCCGAAGAGGGTAGTAACACAACATCTGGCAATAATAAACACTCACCTATAGGTCTTAATAGACTTAAGATTGCTAAAATAACTCCTAATGCTACGGGTAGTGATGTCGCTATAGAGTATTTTATTAGTGTTGGGGCAGCTACAGATGGAGAAAATTCAAATACAGCGAATACTAAAGGATTCCCATCAGGTGTTATTGGTGGTAGAGGTCTAACTGGTAATGTAAATAAAAATTGGCTGCCTACTGTAAATTCTAATGGCACTACTGGATTTGAATTAGGGAATAGTAGTTTTGCATGGAAAAAAGTGTATTCGGCTAATCCTGATGATACATCATCTGACAAAACTTTAAAAGAAAATATTGAACCTTCAGAATTTGGATTAGACTTTGTAAAAAAATTAAAGCCATCTAAATATACTCGATTAGAAGCTAGTAAAATTGAACACGGTTTAATTGCTCAAGATGTAGAACAGTTGTTAAAAGATATGGATTTAGACCCAAAAGGTTTTTCTTTAGTCAGCGGAGTAAAGGGAGATGTTAAAAAAACTAAGATGGGTTTAGCGTACACAGAATTTATTGCTCCTTTAATTAAAGCAATACAAGAGTTATCTGATAAAGTAGATAAATTAGAAAATGAAGGTAAAGAATAAGGTTGTTAGACTAAGGAAACAAAACCCTTTTATGTCTACATCTGAAATTGCAAGACGAGCAGGGGCAGATATATCGTATGCAAGAAGAGTTTTACTCAAGAATAATCTAGAAACCAACCCGCCTAAACCTAAACCTGTGGTATACTGTAAAGTATGTAGGTTGGCAACCACGGACCGTTACGGACTACATGATGGTGAATGTAGATTTAAGTGGAATAGAATAAGACTGACTTGTTCTTTTTGCAGAGTTCCTTTTTATAGGAGCAGAAAAAGAGTAATGCAGGGATATAGATTAAAACTAAAGAATGTTTATTGCACAAGAGATTGCTATCAAACATATAGGAAACAAAGAAAACATGAAAATAGACAACGACCTAATATTACAGTGGGAGCCGAAGATTAATAAAATGTTGTCAAACATTTATATACAAGGTTATGATAGAGATGACCTTGCACAAGAATTACGAATGATAGTTTTAAAAGCGGCTAAATTATATAAACCAAATAGAAATGCTATATTCCATACTTATTTACACACGGCTATGGTCAATAGATTAAAAACATTATGGATGCAAGCAAGTAAAAAAATACAAGGATATAGTTTAGATTTAGAAACATCTGAGGATGGTAACTCTTATAAACTAAGTGACTTTGTAAAACAATTAGATGACAATTTAGATGAGGTTGAGTTTGTAGACTATTTAGATTCACTTAATCTAGATAAAGGTGAAAAAGAGTTTTTACTAAAGAAGTTTCAAAATCACACTATGAAAGACATAGAGGAAAAATTAAAAAGCATTTCTGACACAAAGATTGTCAATGGGCAAGAAGTTGTGGTAAACTATTCGATATACAAAGTGAAAAAGTCGCTTAGAAATAAATTAAACGAAGAGAAATAGTATTGGAAAATTATAATTTTATAGAGTCTGCAGTGATATTTAGTCTGTGTGAATCTAGTAATTACAAGAATTTTACTTATTCACCTAAAGATTTTGCAGAGCACGGAGAAACTTTTAAGTTTATACAAGACCATATAGATACATATAAAGACTTTCCTAAGCCTAGTCTGTTGATAGAGAACTTTGATACTCTAAAACCTGATGCTCAATCCGTAAACTTCAATTATGCACTTGATGAGTTTAGTAAACAGGTTATGTTTAGGAACATAGTCAGCACTATTAACTCAAATCAAGCTATATTAGATGAGAATCCTAAGAAAGCATTAGGTAGTTTGATTGAAGGTCTTAGTGATATTGAGATATTACACGATGAAGACGTGAATCAGTATGATAATGGGCAGTTAGATAGGTATGAAGAGTGGCAAAGGCGTAGTAAAATTAGGAAAATGGGAGATGGTTTGATAGGAATACGCACCCCTTTCCATTTAATTAATGCATCAGGTGTTGGTTGGCAACCCGGAGACTTAATTACGTCTTATGCAAGACCTACAGTGGGTAAAACTTGGTTATGTTGCAAGTTAGCGGCTGATTCAGTGCGTAGTGGGCATAAAACACTACTAGTATCTACTGAAATGCCTACATCTTCTATAGCTTTGCGTATGGATGTGCTATTAGGACACTCATTAGGCTACAATTTGTCTCATAGTGCCCTTAGAAACGGAAAAGAGATAGATGAAGGCGAATATAAACGCTTTTTAGAAGAAGTAAATTACAAAAACTTGTTAGTATGTGACCACATTAGTGGGGAAGACAGCATATCTTTACCAAGTATAACTAATTTAGTGCGTAAATACAGTCCAGACGTACTAATTATTGATGGAGTGTACTTAGTTTCTACGGCAGATAAGAATAAAGCTGCATGGGAACAGTCACATTCTTTATTTTATGGACTTAAAACTATGGCATTGTCTACTAATACCACAGTAATCGCTTCAACCCAAGCTACAAGAGATGCAGCAAACATGTATTCTCAACCTACAGCAGGTCAAGTAGCTTTTGGAGATGCTTTGATTAGGGCATCAGACATAGCGATATCTATGTGTATGATTGAAGATGAGCCTCAACTGAGAGAGATAGCATTTCAGAAATACAGAGATGGAGACTTAGGTCAAAGCACTACAGAGTTTATCTGGGATGTAGATATTGGAAGAATAGAGGAGAATCATGACACGTTTAATTAGCATAAAATGTGGTAAATGTTCCAACAAGGGAACTTTACGCGTTGGTAAAACAATTATTGACACAAACGATTTACTTAATAAAAAGGTTTTAGGATTAGTTCGTAATGACCCATATTGTTTTCAATGTGGCACAACATTCCCAGACGGTTTTTGGAAGGAAGTTAATGGTTTCATATACCGCATATAGAGCTGCTATGATTGATTGGACACAAGCGTTACTAAATTTAAACATAGATATACCTGTGGGTAGTGACGAGCTATCTATATTGTGCCCTTTTCATGATGATACCTCAGAGTCTTGCTCAATAAACTTAGAAAAAGGGGTATGGATTTGTTTTGCTGGATGTGGGCAAGGTAGTTTAAAATCTTTTATAGAGCAATATAAACAGTGGGATTTCAAACAGGTTAATCAATATCTTGTAAGTTATAAAGATACTTACAATAAAAAGTTATTTATTGTTCCTACTACAGAAGTAGACGAAGAATTACCTATGGTTAAGATTCCTTACAATCTTGGGGCAGTGCCTAGATGGATATTTGATAGACAGTTTACTAAACAAACCATGAAAAAATGGAACTGTGGAGTAAGTGCAGCAAATGGATTAATTATTCCAGTGCATGATAAGGCTGTTAGAACTGTGGGATGGATTACTAGACAAGAAAAACAGATACCTAAGTATTTATATTCTAGGGGTTTGAAGAAATCCCATGTATTATTTGGACAACCTCATGTGCAAAAAACAAATTATGTATGTGTAACGGAAGGACCTTTAGATACTATGTGGTTAGACCAACTTGGTTTTCCATCAGTGGCACTATTAGGTATGAGCATGTCTGAAAAACAAAGAGATTTACTATTGACTTTACCTACAAATGAACTTATACTATGTTTAGATAACGATGAAGCTGGGCAACGGGGATTGAAAAGAGCAATGAGTTTACTAGGTAATAAAATAAAAGTATCTTACATCAATATACCTAAAGAATATAAAGATGTGCAGGATATAAAATCTTATGATATACTAAGTAATGTAATCAAAAATAAAAGATACTGGTAAAGGAGGACACATGTCAGGAATCAGTATGATACAAAACAATATACAAAGTAGAGAAAACAGGTCATCACAATCAAATGAGTCAACTGGAAGAGAAGTGTGGCTTAAAGATGGAGACCAAGTTTTTATGAAAACTATAGCTACCGGAGAAGAAGGTGACATTCATCTAGATGATTTCCATGTCTATGAGTTTCAACAAGGCATAGAGAAAAGCTGGACTAGCGTACTAGTTGAGAATGGTGAACCTGTAGCCTCTGTACCAAGTGAAGCTATGGTATACGAAGATGGGAGACGAAGAGCTCCAAGACATAAATTTGCTATGTGGGTGTATGTAACTGAAATATTACACACAGAACAAAGAGTTGATAGTTGGGAAGAAGTAACTAGCCCCTCTGGTAGTAAATTATATAAAGAGACTGTAAACGATTTTAAAGTTATGACTCTATCTTTTGGAGCACAGAACGCTAATTGGAATCAGTTTGTAGATATCTATGAAGATAATGGCACACTAGATAAGTCTGTCATTAGAGTTAAAAGAAGAGGTAGTGCATTAGACACTACATACACAATTACTTCTACTTCAGGCACTATGGAATTACCTGATGATAAACAAGCAGAAGTAAAAAATCTTACTCCTATTAAAGAGTATCTTCACCAGAGGTACGGTGCTGATGACACCGCAAGCTCTGATGATGTACCATCAGATGCAGTAAGCATTGATGACGATGACGACTCTTTATTCTAGGATAACATCAACCTCCATAATTAATGACTCCTCGTTAGATGTCCTTTCGGGGAGTCATAGTAGTAATATGATAGTAACACCAGATACATTTACAGACACTATAAACTCTTTACCTACCTCTCCAATGTGGATAATGGACGTAGAGACAAATGGTTTTAACCCTTACGATATGCATCAGATATGTGGCATAGGGTTAGCTGACCTTGATAGTGAGCATGCGTATTACTTCCCTTTTAGGCATCAATCAGACGAACCTAATTTATCACAAGACCAATTAAAACAATTAGTTGAGTTTATTAATAATACTTGTAAAACAGTTGTAGGATATAACGTAAAGTTTGATGCTAAATTTTTACACAATGAAGGCATAAATATAGATGCTATGAATTTATTAGATGTACTTGTTATGGTAAGAATGACTGAGCCTACTACAATGAATAGACTTAGTTTGACTGATACTTTAATAAGGACGTATGGAGAAGAAGCTGGGGCATATGATTTAGAAACTAAAAAAGTTTTAAAAAAGAATAAGTGGTTTAGAGACTTTTCTTTAGCACCCCCATCAGTTTTAGGACCCTATTGTATAGATGACGTTAAATGGACACGAAAACTATACAAAGATAGATTCAGAAAATTAGTTACTAGTAATCAAATAGAGTTGTTTCATTTCCAAACAAAGCTAACTAAAACTCTTTACATGATGGAGAGACGTGGAGTGGTAATAGATAATAAGTACGCTGCACAGGCTTATGATAAGACATTAGCTAGAATAGATATTTTAAAGAATAGAATATATGAATTAGTGGGGCATGAGTTTAATATTAGTAGCACTAAACAATTAGGGGAAACATTTAATGCTATGGGAATACACTCTCCACTTCGCACTGCAAAAGGTGCAGAGGCGTGGAACGAAGAAGCCCTTGTAAGATTAAACTCACCACTAGCAGGATTAATACGACAGTATAGAGCCTTAGAGAAGATAAGGTCTACATATATTGAGCCTTACTTAGACATGCCTGTGCTTCACACCAGCTTTAACAATTGGGGTACGGTAACAGGCAGGTTATCATCTAGCTCGCCTAACTTGCAGAATATACCTAGAGATACAGTTTACATTGAGGATAGACAACTGTCTGAATCTGATAAAGCAGATGTTAGAGATAGAGTTGCTGCAATTGTGTCAAGTAAGGGTGGTAATGCAAACACAGAACTAACTGATGATGTGTTAGATACATGGAGCTTTTTAGGTGGCGATAAGTTTAACGCTAATGATGGTAGACAAATTGCTATTAGAAACTTGTTTATACCTAGAGATGATTACAAAATGATAGCATATGATTACTCTCAAATGGAAGTTAGAGTATTTATGAGTTATGTAAATAACGAAGAAATGAATGAACTGATGAAACAGGATGATGTTGACTTTCATGGAGAAGCGGCAAAGATAGCTTTTAATGTTACAGAGGATGACGAACAGTTCAAATTCTTTAGACAACTAGCTAAATCAATTACGTTTGGAGTTATATATGGTATTGGTAAAGATAAGTTAGCTTTACAATTAAATACTACTCCTGATGAGGCTGCTCAATATAAAAATACATACTTAGAAAATATGAAGGGTTCTAGAAAATTCTTCAATGCTGTTATTAAAAAGATAAAAGCAGACGGCAGAGTTAGGAATAAGTATGGTAGAGTATATAGAGTACCTAGTGAATTTGGATATAAGGGTGTTAACTACTTAATTCAAGGGACTAGTGCAGATATAATGAGTGAACGTATGGTTGCTGTGGCAGAATACCTTAAGGACAAGAAGAGTAATCTGTTACTACAAGTACATGATGAAATTATCTGTGAGGTACATAAAGATGAGGTAGATGAAGTAGCCCCTGAGATAAGAAGGTTAATGAAAGAGAATACTCTTGATATACCTTTAGAGGTAGATATGGAAGTATGTGACCCTTCATGGGCAGTAAAAAAAGATTTTGATGATATAAACAAGTTTAGTTTAGAAGAACATATAGATTGGGATTAATGAAAGTAACAGCAAGAAAAAACGAAACATTTGAAAAACTATTAAGACGTTTTAAAAAGAATTTACAAAAAGACGATATCCTTAATACTTATAGACAGAAACAAGAGTTTGTGCCTAAGAGTGTAAAGAGACAACAACAAAAAGCAAATAAGTTAAGAAAGAGTAGGGAACAAGATGTCTAGCAAAGATATATTCCATTGTGAAGAAAATGATGATGAAGTTATATACTATGATGGTTTAAAAGAAGCCTTTATAGGTTTAGGACATCAACAGTTCAAAGGACCTTACGCCATATACGATAGAGAAAAAGCTATTGAAATAATTGCAAGAGATTTTTATAAAGAAAAAAAGAAAGAATATAATTTTGATGATATGGATGCAGAGACACGTTTAAATGTTGTACAGGCAGTAGGGGATGAAGCATATGAGGAAGCAATGGAATACTTTGAATACAACACTGAAGGAGCGTGGATGGGAGATAGAACTCCTATATTTGTAATTATGAAAGACTTATTAACACCAATAGAACCTATAGAGGAGGACTAAATGTCAGCAGGATGGAAAAACCCAAATGCCCCTTATGATTTTACACAAGCGATGTGGAATGACTTCAATACAAATTATGCTCATTTATCATGGGAAGAATATATGCAAATGACAAAGTGGGGTATAAAAGAGATAGTAGAAAAAACACCAGATAAACCTAAAGAAGAAAATAAAAAGTATAG